GAAGGTATTGGTCTGATCGCGGCGCGCGACCTGGCTGAGCGGAATACTGGCATCCTTCAGGACTTTGCCGGTCGTGCCGCTAAACGCCGTCAGACTGTCCGCGGCGGCCGAGCCCGGCCCGGTGACATCGCCGCCCTTCGCGAGCAGCTCGACGTCCTGCAGGGTCTTGGCCGTAATCGTGGCGGCCACCTGGTCGCCGACGACAATCGTCCGGGCACTCGAGCCTTCCTGCGCGCGCGTGATCGTCAGGGTATCGCCGGCGATCGTCGTGACGCGGACGATCTCGGCCGTCGAGACCAGCGCGAGCTGCCCGAGCGGCCAGACAGTCGCATTGAACGGCACGGCCGGCATCAGCGCGCCCTGCCCCGTCTGCAGGACCAGCGTCGTGCCGCTGGTCGCCGGACTGGGCGCCGTCGCCACGACGCTGTAGCCGAAATTCACGTGCGCGTCAAATGCCATCAGCTGACCGTAATCTGCAGCGCACTGATCGGAAATGATGGCGCCGGATCGCCGGAGAGAATCGTGCGCGACGCCACCAGCGCATCCCAGATGAGCATGTTGCCGCCGGTGCTGGCATCGAGGATCGCGAAGTGCGTCACCGTGCCCCAGTTCGCCGTCGGCGCGGGAAACGTGATCGCGACGGCATTCGACGTGACCCCGCCCGTGCCGCTGGAATTGCCGGTCGTGCCGCCTTGCGTCGCCGCCCAATTCGTATCGAGCGGCGCGAGATTCACGCGCGCATATGCGCCGCCCGTGACTTCGGTGCCGCCGCCGCTATCGCTTGGCGCGGTCGTGAACAGCGCCATATACAGCGCCGTCGGCTTCGACCAGGTGCGCGTGCGGAACAAATGATCGATTACCAGGTTCTCGAGATAGTCGGAAGCTTGTGCCGTGCCCATCGTGACTCCTGTCTCAACGGTTCTCGAATTGCCGGCCGGCTTGGCCTATCCAATAGTTACTCAGCGCGGCGGCGAGCTCCTGAATGGTGCGCGGATCGAACACGCCGGAGATCGTGAAGTTCTGCGTTGGCGCCGGTTGCGTCGCGAGCGGCAGGATTCCGCCGGCGCGCTCGGGCCCCAATTGGCCGAGGCGCGCGTCGAAGTCCTGCCAGATTTTCTGCATCACTTGGGAGACATCCGCGCCGGCGCGCCGCATACTCTCCGCGGCGTCGAGCTCTTTGTCGCGGATGTCGGCCGCCTCGGTGGCGATGTTCCGCTGGCCCGGGCCGAGATTGCGCTCGAGATTGATGGCGCCGGCGGCGGCGTTCGCGGCGTCGCCAAGGTCTTTGAGCTTTTTCTTCAGCGCGTCATAGCCCTCGGTAAGCTTTTTGAGATCCTCGATCTCGGTTGACTTTTTGCCGATCTGCTCGATCTGCTGAAATGCGAGCCCAATGCGGACTTGTTCGACCGCGGCCAGATCTTGCTGAATCTTTTTCTGGGTCTCGAGGAGCGCGTTTTCTTTTTCGCGCGCGCGATTGATGGCTTCGATTTGATTGGCCGTGAGTTCATACTCGGCCGCGAGATTCTTTTGCGACTCGCCTTGATCGAGGAGGTACTTGATCGCCTCCACCGTCGCCCCATTAATCCCGTCCAGCGTCTGCTGATAGTTGAGATAGACGTCGTTCGTATGGGCGACGGCGTTCTTGTAATCCTCGTATGCCTCGGCGTTCTTTTTCGCTTGCTCCTGATCTTTCTTGGCGCCTTCGGTATTGATGCGCCGCGCCTCGGCGAGATCGGTAATCGCGCGGCCGGCGCGCTGGGAGGCTTTCGCGAGCTCGTCGGCCTGGGCGCCCGCGACTTGATCGGCCGCCGTGCCCCAGCCGAGCAGACTGGCGGTCGCATCGCCGATGGCTTTATCCAGTCCAAGGAAGTCGGCGATCGAGCGGCCGATGTTCCAGCCGGTGAGCCCGGCGGCGGCGACGAGACCGGCCGTTCCCAATGCGCCGAGGCTCGCTGCGCCGCCTTGCGCCGCCTGGTTGAGCTCTTTGATCGCACCAATCGTGCCCCCGATATGCACGCCCGCCTGACCGAGACTCTTATCGACTTGATCGAGCCCCTTCGCCATCGAGCTCAACCCCGTCGGGGCCGCCGTGGTCATGCGCTGTAGACTCGCCCCGGTCCGATTCGCGGACCGCTCGAAGTCCTCGAGCTTCTTCATGCTCGTAATGACGGCACGATCGAAGTCGGAGAAATCGGCCTCGAGCTTGGCAGAGAGGCCGCCCATTACTGTTCACTCGTCAACATGTCGCACAGTTCCTGATAGACATCCCGATCTAGATCCCGGACCCACTCATACCGCCACCCACACCGACGAGCGACGGCGAGATCGGCGGCGACACTGGCCCGCCAGGCGGGACTTTTTTTTCCTGGTCCCGCTCCTGCTGCATGGCTACTTCGTGCGCGAGGATCGCGTCCTTCAGGATCTCGAAGTCCGCCGGCTCGAGCTGATCGATCGCCGCACTGACCACGTCGAGACTTTCTCCGCGGATGGGCAGCGGCTGATTATCCAAGCCGACGAGCGACCAGTCGACCAGATACGCCAGCACCTTGGCGCGGCCGACCAGCAGCAGATCGATGTGCAAGGTGTCGTCGTCTTTCGTGAACGTATAGCGCCGCACCATCTCGCGATGCTCGCCGGCGGTCAGCCGTTTCTTGACGGCGATCCACTCGCCGCCGGGGAGCGGGAGCCGGGTCAGTTCCGGGCGCACAAACCGCATTTAGGAGCTCCCTTGCTCCGGCGGCCCGAGGCGCGCGCGGAGCATGTGCTGCGTGATCTCAAAGGTCAGAATCGGCCAGCGCCATCCCGGCCGCGGCTGCCCCTGCCAACTCACGGCGGCGACAAAGACGAGCGGCACACATTTGAGCGCGATCGGATTCGTGGACGTGAGTCGCGCCTCGAGATGCCAGATTCCCGTCTCGCTGCGACCGAGAGTGTAGCCGTCAATCGTCGCGGCGAGGACGTACTCCCACTCGATCCGCGCGCGGACGCCGCGCAGCTCCACGCCTTACGCCGGCGGCGGCTCGAGCGACCAGTCGCCGGCGGCGGCGAAATTCCCGCTCACGATGATCGCGCCGTTGGCCGGCACGTTGATGCTCGCGTCGAGATAGGCGAGCCCTTTGAAAAAATTGGTCGCGGTCAGGGTCGAGGGCGTCAGCCGGAGATAGACGGCGACATCGCCCATCGCGATCTTGAAGATGTCACTGGGCGTCGTCGTCGGATCCCAGACGGCGGTAAACGTCCCCTTGAGATCGGGCAACCCCTGGACGTATTGCTTCACCGTATCCTGAAACGCGGTGACGTCCACGAGGTCGCGTTTCATGTCGAGCGTCCAGGCCTGCACGCTCGCGACGGGACTGAACGTCGTGCCGACGCCCGTCTCGTCGATGGCCATCTCCCCTTTGTACCCGTGCTGGCGTGCCATACGAATCCCCTTTCGATCGTCTCCGCGGACCCCTGGGTGTTAGTCGACCGACATCATCACGCGGTACTGCGCTGCCTCTTCAAACCAGCGGATCTCGAGACTCGCCTCATCGCGGACGGTACTGCGGCGCCGCCGCTCGCGATACATCACCATCAACGTATAGCCCGGCGCCGTGAGGGTGCCGCCATCGAGCAGTTCGTCGATCCGGCCGCACGCGGCGTCAATGTTGGACGTCGTGACGGTCGAGCGTTCGATTACTTTCACCTCGTAGACGGTATCTTCGATCGCCCGTTTCTGGTGTTCGTGCTCGTCTTTCTCGTCGACAAACGACAGAATCACGACTTGCGTGCAGTCGACCGGCGCGACATCCCAGAAGACGCCGTTCGGCATGAGCGCGCGGAGCGTTGCATCGCTGCCCAATTTCGCCGCCAGCGCGTTATCGATCTCACGGCTATTGGGCATCGCCCGTCACGAGCAGGCCGTTGCGCCGGAGGAGATCGATTACCTGCCGCCAGGCCGCGCGGCGCGCGTCCTCGATAATCGAGACAAACCGCTCTGACGGTTTCGCGGTTCTGGTCCACATCCGCCCCGTATATTTGTGACTCGGATGTTTCGTCCAGTAGCGTTCGTGCGTCCCGTAGTCGAACCACCAGGCGGCCGGACTCCCCGAGCGAATCCGATACGATGCCTTCGTGTCCGTCGATCGATCGGTGACGGTGACGCGACTTTGCATCGTCCCCGAATGGACGTGCGCGCCATAGAGTCGCCGCAGCGAGACGCCGGCCGCGTTCGCTTCGCCCTCGAGCACATGCCCCGCTTCCCCGCGAAGCGATGCTGGGAGCTCGCCGAGCGAGAATTTGAAATCGTTCGTCTCGAGCCGGAGGCCCACTCTAGACGGCATCGGGCACCAGCTCCTGGGCGGTCAACAGCAACAGCCGATCGGCCTCTTCCGGATTCTGCAGCGCATTGACGCGATACGTGTGCGTCGTGCCCGTGCGCGGATTCGCATAGGTGATCTGGGTATCGGTCGACACCTGTGCATGAAACGGGATCGTGATGAGATGCGAGCCGGCCGTGATGACGGTGCCCGCCGCGGCGCGTTCGAGCTCGCGCGTCGTGATCGGCGCGATCGCCGCGTGGACGTAGGCTGGCGTCAGATCGACGAGCACGTCGGTATAGCCGCCCTTCCCGTCCTCCTGCGTGCCGGTCTGTTGCAGCCGGACCCGCTTATCGCGCCGACCGTCGGGAAACGTGACGCTCATACGATCACTGGCGCCGTCCAGCGCCGCAGCAAACTGATCACAAAGACGGGCAATTCACTGGCGGGATCGATCGGCGGCCGTTGACTGTCGGGAGTGTTCCCGCGATCCCACCAGTAGGTATCGCAGAGGGCGAGGATCGCGTGTTGCACATCGGTCGGGGTCGATGCCTGATCGGTCCAGCCCTCGACATAGGACCGGCCGACCGGCTCCCGCTGCAAATACGTGAGCACAGTGGCCTCGGCCGCATCGAGTTGCCACTGCAGATCGGCATCGTCGGGATCGCCGGCCGGGGCCGCGATCCGGAGCTGCCGCTTCGCGTCGGCGAGCGTGACGCGCGTCGACATCAGGCGGGCACCTCGTCGGCCGGGTTCGCGTCCGCGGCAGGAACGGCCCGCGCCGGCGCCGCTGGCGCGAACGGATCGCCGGCGTCGCGTTGCGCCAGTGCCTCGAGCGAGAAGTACTGTTGCTGCATGTACGGCGAGTCGCCACCCGGGACCGGCCCGAGATTGAAATAGCGCCGCCGCGCCTCGTTCGGCGACATGGCGCCGCTCCCGATCGCGTCGGCCGCGGCTTTAGTCTGTGTGGCGGTATCCATCCAGAAGAGCGCGTCGGTATCAAATTCGGTCCCGTAATCCGCGGGGAGCTCGAGCCCTTCGTCCAGGCAGTTCTGCATGGCCTCCATATGCGTCTGAAGGCATTGCGCGTGATACTGCCGGAGCGACGCCTCCCCGTTGGCGTAGGGCGGTTGTTGCGAGGCGTCGACCATGTTGATCGGCACGCCGAACGCCTCCGCGACGGTTTGCGCCGACCAGCGCAACTGCTCGGTGAGTTGTGAGTCCTGGGCCGTCTGGGTCACGGTCTCGTAGGTCGCGCCGCCGGTGAGAAAGCCTGTCTTGCCCCGATTGCTGCCGCCGTGCGTCGCCTCCCACGTGGTCGCCAGGAGATCGATATCCTCTTTCTTGTGCTCTTTCGGAATCAGCACGATGCCGGAGGGTTGCGATCCGTTGCTGAAAAACGCTGTGCTGTTGTCCTGAATCGCCAGGCCTTGCAGCGCCGCGCCGCCGCAGGCATAGAGCGGCGACACGCCGATGAGCGGATGGAACAAACAATTCCAGCGATCGTGAATCAGCGCCGAGGCGGGCACGATGGCGCGATCGTTCGCCTGGTCGGCAATGCCGGCGAGGTCATCGCGCCGGATTTCATAATAGACGCCGCCATCGGGCGCGACGAGCGGCATGACGCGCGCCGGATTCAGCACGTACAGCGCCCGGACCACGTTCCGATCGTCTTTTTGCTTGTAGACGTACGTATTGCCCCAGACCAGCCGCGAATGCATCCACGCTTCTTTGAACTGTTGGATGGTCTGAAAACGATTCGGTTTGCGGAGCACGGGACTAAAGGCCGGACTGCGGATCTCGGTCCCGATCCCGTCGGTGTCGAAACGTTTCAACAGCAGCGGCGTTTTGCCGATGTCGGTCGTGATCAGAGAAATGCAACGAAACACGGCCGGATTGTTGAGCAGCGTATCCGGCCGGAGGTCATCGTTTTTTTGCCACGCCCCGGTGTACGGTTCGCGGATGATGGTCGGGTACCACCCGTCGCCGCGCGGGCTGACGGGCGCGGCGGGGACGGCCGCTTTTCGCCGGGTAATCGTCCAGCCGAAGAGCTCCATCTACTTCTTTTTTTTTGCCGTCTCGGCCGGCGCCTCGACCACGCGCCGCGCCATGCCCAGCGCTTCGAGCGTTTCGAGATAATCCGGATGCACGTCGTAGATCATGCCCTCCGGCCGATCGACGCCGTCGTAGGTATGGGCGCGGATCGATTCGACTTTGACCGTGTCAGCCATGACGCACCTTAGGCGACGTAGGTCTGGACGGTATATTGGCAGCAGCCCGTACGGACTTTCTTCCAGTTGATCGTCCGTTCCGCGCGGATGCCGGTGCAGTTCGACTGCCAGAGCGATTGAAAGACCACGGTCGCGTCCGGCGGCGACATCGGCGCCGAATCCATCTGTAGCGAGGCTTCGCGGCTCACGTCGATCGCGACGCCGCCCTCATCGGCCAGCAGCACGCTGGGTGGATGGAAGAGGATCACATTCGAGGCCACGGCCTGACTCGTGATGACCTGCACGCCAAGCGCCGTCCCGCCTTTGATCGTGAGCGCCGGGAAGAGCGGCTGCCCGAGCGGATTCAGCGCGTTGGCCAGCGCCGCGGCGTTCGACTCCGACATCAGCAGGACGGCTTCCGCCGCGGAGATATTCGCCGTGACCAACGCGCTGATGAGCGCCGCGATATCGGTGCGTCCATTCGAGGGCGTCGTGCCGGCACTGGTGATCGGCGTCACGCCATTCGTGATCGAGCCGGGCCGGACGTTCGCGACGGCCGCATTGGCCGGCAGCGTGAATTCCGTGTCGATCAAATACGCGATCCCGTTCACCATGTCGGTGCGGATGACCGCTTCCGCGGAGGGCGTCGAATTCTTGGCGAGCTCGTCGGTGATCACGACGATGATTGCGCACTTGGTGACGCCCAGCGTGACCGTGCTGAACGCGAGCGCGCCGACCGGCTTCGGCACTTTCTCGCCGACCCACTGCGCGGTCACGCCGCCGGTTTGCGCCGGGACGGAGATCATGAACGGCACGCGGCGCAGATTCGGGACTTTGCCGATAATCGTCGCCGGCCGCAGATACTCGATGAATTCGTCCTGCATCGGTTTATAGGGCGCCAGCGGTCCCGCCCAGGTCGCGTCGGTCGTCGTGCCGGCCGCCACGGCGGCTTTGAGCAGCAGCTCGACTTCCGGCGTGGAATCTTTCCACTGCTCGGCGAACGCGAGCTCCCGCATCGAATCGCCCTTGCCGTAGGCTTTGGCCTGAATGTAGCGAATGAACGCCGTCGCCGGCGGCACGTTCGCTTTGATGCGGACCGATCCGATCGGACTCGTCGAGGTCGTAATCATCCGCGGTGCCGTCGTCGTCACGGCGACGGCTTTCTCGACGTTCATCGTCTCGAGCGTTCGCAACCGGACCAGATCGGCATCGACTTTCTTGACGTCGCTTTCGAGGGCGTCGTACTCCGGCGCGTCGGTGCCCCCGTCGATCGTTTCGCCGGCCTCCGTCGCTTTCGTCATCAGCTCGGAGAGTCGCGCCACCTTGGCCGCTCGACTGTGCTCTAACTGGGTGATCCGCTCCGCGGTTGTCTGTACGGCCATACGTGGTGCCTCCTTTGGCGCCAGCGCCTTGACGGCGCGGATCGTCGCGTCCATGTTGGCGGGAATGGTGACGGCCGAGAGCTCGGCCCAGAGCCAGCGTGTGAACCGCATCCCGAAGGAATGCGGGATCGGCACGACCTCGAGCGGCTGGGCGCCGACGGAGAGCCCGCGCACCAGGCCGGCCTTGAGCGATTGATAGGCCTCGTCAAGCCGATCCTTCAGCGCGCCGGCCTCGGTGACCGCGGCAATTCGCGCCTTGATCCAGATGCCGGCGGCGGTGACCCGCGCTTCAATCACTTCGCCGATCGGTTGCTTGGGATCGTGCTGCCAGAGCAGCGGCATCGGGAGCGTGAACTCCGCGCCCTCCGGCTCGAGGATGTCGCCGCCGCGATCCGGTGTCGGCGTCGTGGCGATGCCCTCGATCGTCCGCGTCGCATCGTCCGCCGCTTTGAGCTCGAGGACGGCCGGCGTGTAGTGCATCGGCCGCGAGTGTGCGGCGGGCCGTTAGTCCAGTCGAGTTTTCAATGGTTTATTCGGCCTGGGCAGGTAGCGCGGTAAGTAGCGCCGGAGAAATTCCGGCAGACTCACCCCTTCCCGCAGCGCATAGCGACAGAGCGCATCGTACTGCTTCGACGGAAGATTGATACTGACAGGGACGCTGCGATCGTCGGGATCGAGGGCGGGCCGGCCTGGACGTTTCATGGTTCGCCCTCCTCAGCCGCTTCCGCAATTAATTCCATAATGCCGCGATCGTCGCGCCGGATCTCGATCACGCGGAGGAGCGGCGAGCGGATGCCCTGATCGATGTCGGCGTCCTCGCCAGCCGTCGGAATCGTCAGCCGGAACCGATCGCCAATCCTGATGATCGGTTCGCTCATCACGGGCACGCTAGCCCCCGAGTGTAAAGAACCGCAATTCCGGCCGCCGTTCGGGCGGCAGCCGGAGCCAGAGATTCACCGCAATCACGAGCGCCTGGATCGGATCAATCCGGCCGCGGCTTTTCTTTTTCACTGGATAGATGTTTCCCTTGTTGTCGCTCTGCACGACCGCGTTACTCGCGCACCAGGCCATGAGCGGACAATTGCCGGCGTCGACGAGGCCGGCCAGGACGTCGGCTTCGAGCTTGAGTGCGCCGCTCGACATGCCCTGATACGTCTGCCGGACTTCGATCACTTGCTCCGCGGCGAAGCCATCCTCGTTGATCAGTTGATCGATCAAGGTGTCCGCGTGCCAGGGATCGAAGCCAATCCGCTCAATGTCGTATTGCTGGCGGAGCTCGCGGAGGACGCCGCGGATCACCTGATGATCCACGCGCGTCCCCGGTGTGGTGAGCAACTGCCCTTGCTGGATCCACACGTCGTAGGGCGCGTGATCCTTGTGGGCGCGCTCGGGGACGGTCTCCTCCGGCGTCCAGACCCAACGCAGCACGCGCCAGGCCGGCCGGCCCACCCGTGGCGGAAACGCCGCCACCATCGCGCAGAGATCGAGCTTGCTCGCGAGATCGATTCCGACGAAACACGGTTCGTGCGCGAGATCCGCCGGCGTCCACGTCGTCGTCTGGCCGGCGCGCCAGCCGTCGATCGAGAGCCAGGGCGCCGAGGCATTGACCCAGAGATTGAGACGTTTCTGTTTGAAGGCCGCCGCGGCCGTTGGCATGTGAATCGCTTTGGTGACGAGCGCGCGGAGATCCGCCGGCTTCACGCTGATGCCGAAATTCGGATTGGCTTTGCGCCAGGTCTCCTCGGCGCGCCAGTCATCCTCGGGATCGGCATGGGCCAGAAACGCGAAAAAGGTTTCGTCGTCGATCACCTGATCGAGGATCTTGCACGCGTACTCGTGCTGATGCCCGCAGGGTGTTTCCGGGTTGTCGCCGGCCGTCGTAATTTGAAACGTCAGCGGTTGCCGGCGCGCGCCCGTGGCTGTTTCCATGACGTCGATCAGGCCACGGTCTTTGTGCGCATGGAATTCGTCGACGCCGACGAAGTGCGGATGG